GTGATCTACTCCTCGGAGAACCGAACAGCCTCCCTGAAGTCTAAGTTGATGCAGTTCTACGTGGACCGACCTGTACAGCAGATGGACTATCAGGAACGTCTTCGTGCCTACAACTGGGTGAAGGAACACTTCATCATCATCAACAACAACGATGTGTACTCCTACACGGACTTGATGCTGTTCTCTGACAAGCTGATGCGGCAGAACAAGTTTGATGGGTTCTTCATTGATCCGTACAACAGCCTTAAGATTCAGATGTCGGCAGGTAGCGCAATCTCTACCCACGAGTACCACTACGAGGCAGCATCTGAGTTCCTTACGTACGCCAAGCGTAACAACATTGCAGTGTGGCTGAACACCCACGCTGTAACCGAAGCGCAACGCAGACGTGATGAGTCTGGACAGCCTATAGCACCATTCGCTGAGGATACTGAAGGTGGGGGCAAGTTTGTCAACCGTGCTGATGGATTTATAACGATTCACAGGAAGATTCAACACCCTGAGCCACACGTACGTAGGACTACAGAGATGCACGTACGCAAGGTTCGTGAGGTTGAGACTGGTGGTGAGCCGACTCCATACGGTGAGCCAGTATACTTTGAAATGAACGCATCGGCTACAGGGTTCCGACCAATTGTTGGACATAATCTGTTCCGACCTATGGCCTACGAATCCTTTGAACAGCCTAAAATAAACTTTGAACTGAATAGTGATATTCTCAATGCTTTTTAATAAATTTGTCAATGCCCTTTAAAAGAACTAAATCAAATGCAAACAGAAAGAAAAAAGACCTCGGTGTCTACAAAAGCGGTCTCGAAGCCTACTGCGGTAAAAGGCTCAAGGAAGAAGGTATCGACTTCGGTTACGAGTCCGAGTCCTTCACGGTCCAAGAAGGTTTCACGCCCACAAACAAGTACTACAAGTCTGTACCGAAAGACCGTTACCTGGTTGAAGCTTCTGGTAAGAAAGTGCTCCCGATTACTTACAAGCCTGACTTCGTAAGCCACATTAACAGATTCATTATAGAGACGAAGGGTTTTGTTCGGGCGAACGATAGTTTCCCAGTCCGATGGAAGTTGTTTATGAAGTTTCTACACGACAACCATATGGACTATCAGCTATTCATCCCCAAGAACAAGGACCAAGTTGACAGCGTAATAAATATTATAAAAGATGGAATTAAACAGACTAAGTAAGGGTTACTATGATGGATGTCATAGAATCCATATCCTGATTGACGAGATGTACGAGAAGTTGCACGATGACGATGGTAATCCTATTACGGATCCAGCAACTATCAGCAACAGCATCACTGCCACGATGAAGGTCCTGCGCCTTGAGACAGACTTCATTAAGGCAATGGTCCAAGAGTACCAGGGTATATGATGCTCCTGATTTATGTTGACGGCCTACACGGCATCAACTACCACAGGCTGATCACCCCACTGCGTAGGCTTGAAGACGATGTCCAGATGTTCTGGATTGATTCTCTGAATAAGCTGTCAGATATAGAGTTGGACAAGGTTGACTATCTGATTGTCTCTCGGAAGATTAGCGTTGCCGACTATGGCATATTTAGAAAGATTCTAAATAAATACAACATCAAGTTGGTGTTGGACAACGATGACTTCTGGGAACTTGAGAAGCATAATCAGGCTAACGATTTATACTTCAAGTACTTGACTCACGATATCAAGAACACGATTCGGATTGCAGACATCATCTGGTCTCCGTCTCACGTTCTGATTAAGGAGATGAAACGCTTGAATCCACGTGCTGAGTACTACTACGTGCCGAACTCAATCAATCCCGATGACCCTCAGTGGCAGGGAGGTAAGTTGCCTACGGATCAGGTACGCTTCGGTTACCTCGGTGCTATGGGCCACACTAAGGACGTTGAGTTGGTTGGATATGACTTCTCTGACAAGGAGATGTACTCAATTATGATTGAAGACTATCCTGAAAAGTTTGGTGCTAATTACGTTATGAGTCCTAAGGATTCATTCTCATACGGTACGCTGTACCAGTACTTCGATGTGTCTCTCGTGCCACTCGGAACCAGTAGATTCAATCAGTGTAAGTCTGACCTAAAGATTTCTGAGGCTGGCTTTACCAAGACTGCTGTCATTGCATCTAACGTGACTCCGTACAAACAGGTCATTGAGGATGGCATTACAGGCATCTTGGTCAACGACAAGCTTGAGTGGAAGGAAGCCATCGAAGGTATGACACTGGAGAAGGCTACACGCCTTGCCAATAATCTGTACGACTTCTGTGTTGAAGAGTACCACATTGACAAGGTTAACGAGATTCGCTTAGACTCATTGTTAAAGCCGTAGAACGTAAGTCCCTGTAGCTCAGATGGATAGCAGCAATTGCCTTCTAAGCAATCGGTCGTTGGTTCGAGTCCAACCAGGGACACTTTCTACTAAACCAAATCAATATGATACACATTATAACACCTTGTCACAGGATTAAGAATCTGCCGACAATTAAGAAGAGCATACCCAAGGAGTGTAACTGGATTGTAGTATACGATAAGTTAATTGAGGATAAGAAGGACATCAATGGTCCAGTAATCCTACGTTCTGGTCGCACAGGTGGCTACGGTGGTCCTAATATCAGTTACGCATTTGAGAACTACCCGTTTGAAGATGAGGACTGGTTGGTGTTTATGGACAGTGACAACATCGTACACCCCGACTGGTACAAGGAGGTCATTAAGCACACGCACAAGGACTTCGTGATGATTACCTGGGGTCAGTATACACACGATGGACAGATTCGTTTACAGCCAGTTTCCGTGCCTCAGATTGGTAACATTGACAACGCTTCATTTATGGTGAGGTGGAAGTACGTGAAGGACCTAAGACGCACAGAGAACTACGTGCAGGACGGTGAGTACGCTATGGAGGCAGCCCAACGTGGTCCTGTCTTGGCCCTTAACAGGTACCTTGCGTACTACAACTACATTCAGTAATGAATGAGGCAGAGTTGTTTAACCTGCTTAAGTTAAGGCTTATAAACGACCTCGAATACAGCGAGGGCAGGATGAGTAAGTATGACTGCTACAGCATTGAGTTTAATGCAGACATAGAACTTAAGTGCAGAAAGACCCACTATGATGAACTCGTTATTGAGCGCATCAAGTGGGACGCACTTATAGAACGTGCTAACAAGTTTTCTACGATACCAGTTTACATAAACTATACTCCTGTTGGGTTATGGTCCTTCAAGTTACTTGAACTTCCTGTACCTGAGTGGAGTATGCGTAGAATGCCCAAGAGCACAGAGTTTTCAAATAGAAGTATGATTCAAAAGGAGGTAGGGTACTTGCACATTTCTTTAGGAAAAGACTTGTCGCACCTGTTGTTTGATAAACACTATTGAAGTATCTTCGCAACCCTTTAACCGAAAACAATTTGCTGGTTACAATTGGTTACACTATATTTGCATACTATGAATGACAAAATACAAGTACCTAAAAAATGCACTAAGTGTGGCCTCACTAAACCTGAGTCGAATTTTGGTAAAAATAAATTAGGAAAGGGTGGACTGAGGAGTCATTGTAAAGTGTGCTGTTCTGAAAAGAGAAGGTATTATTATGAGAAGTCAAGAGAGACTGGATCCTATCAAGAAAGCACAAAAAATTGGAAAGAAAAAAACAAAAACAATGAAATCTACATAATAAAAGATAGGTTAAGGTCAAGAACAAGGTCAGCCTTTAAGCTAAAAGATTATTCTAAAGCCAAGAAGACTATAGAGATGCTTGGCATAGATGATTGGAATAGGTTAAAGTTACATATAGAATCGAAGTTTACAGATGGTATGACTTGGGAGAATATTGGCGAGTGGGAAATAGATCATATAATACCACTGTGTATTGCTAAATCTGAAGAAGAATTGATGCAACTATGTCATTATACAAACATACAGCCTCTTTGGAGAACTGATAACAGAAAAAAATCTAATAAATATGGGACTATTTGAAAATCGTATTGCCTTCAAGCCTTACGATTACCCAGTCTACTTCACTGAAGGATGGCTGAAGCAGGCGCAGGCGTTTTGGCTGTATACTGAAATTCCAATGCAGAACGACCTAAAGGACTTTAGGGAGAATCTGTCGGACGCTGAGAGGCACCTTGTAGGAAACATTCTCCTTGGCTTTGCACAGACAGAATGTGCCGTAGGTGACTATTGGACAGGTATGGTTACCAAGTGGTTCCCCAAGCACGAGATTCGTCAGATGGCAATGATGTTCGGATCACAGGAAACCATCCACGCAGCAGCCTACAGCTACCTAAACGACACGCTTGGCTTGGATGACTACAATGCGTTCCTGCACGATGAGGTTATGCGTTCTCGTTTTGACAGACTCGTGGAAGTATCTCACGACTACACTCCAGAACAGCTTCTCGTGGACTCTGCTGCACGTACGGACGTTGCTCGGTCCATTGCCATCTTCTCAGCATTTGCAGAAGGCGTAGCCCTCTATTCGTCTTTCGCTGTACTGTACTCCTTTCAGATGCGTAATCTGTTGAAGGGTATTGGTCAGCAGATGAAGTGGTCAGTCCGTGACGAGTCTCTACACAGCCGTATGGGAGTACACCTTTTTAACCATATGTGCGATGAGTATCCAGGACTTCGTGAGGACGTAGCTAAAGATGTGTACGAGGCAGCAGAAATCACGGTTGAGATGGAACACAAGTTCATTGACAAAATCTTTGAACAAGGAGACCTGGAAAACCTTAGAGCCTACGATATGAAGCACTTCATTAGCCATCGTGCAAATATCAAACTGCGAGAGATGGGATACGATGAAATATTCACGGTAAACTACGGTTCTGTTCAGGATATGGAATGGTTTGACCACCTTACATCGGGCGTTACCTGGACTGATTTTTTCGCATTAAGGCCAACTGACTATTCCAAGGCTAACGAGGGAGAAGATTGGAGTGATATGTTTTGAATATGTATATATACGAAACAACAAATTTGATCAATGGATTCAGATATGTGGGGAAGAGTTCTAAGGAGTTCAATCCCCGCTATCTTGGATCTGGTAAAATATTGATTCGTGCTATAAAAAAGTATGGTAGAGAAAACTTCTCAGTAAAGTTGATAGAGGTTTGCGGCAGTGAGTCTCATTTAAATGAAAGAGAAATTTATTGGATAAATGAATACAAGAAAACCAGAGACTGTTATAACATATCCGAAGGGGGGACTGGCGGATGGGTTACTAAGTTCTACACAGAGGATCAATTGACTGAGTACAAGAAGAAGTTAAGTGACTCAAGGAAGGGAAGGGTTGTTTCCAGTGAGACAAGAAAAAAGATATCAGACAAAAACAAGGGAAGGATTCTTGGAGATAGAGCTGCTATAGGTAAAAAAGTATCTAATCTATGGAAGGACCCATCGTCAGTATTTAACTCAATAGATTATAGACGAAAAATATCAGCAGCAAAGAAGGGTAGGGTATGTAGCGATGAGTCAAGAAGAAAAATAAGTTTATCACGAATTGGAGGCAAAAATCCAGTTGCGGTAAAAATTATTGTAGATGAGACTGTTTTTGACACAATACGAGAGTGTGCATTAAAATACAATATATCTGGAACAGCCGTATCAAAAAGATGCAGGAGTAAAAACTTTGACAATTGGAACTTTTTTAATAATAACTAATGAAAAACTACGGAGAACAATTTGGATGGGAGGTCGGAGTAGACTTCCCCGAGTGGGGGAACGCTGAGGTCTATATCAAGACCATCAGTAAAGGTTACCTAATCGGTAACGAGAGCCCTAAAGACGCATACCTACGGGTAGCACGTGCAGCAGCAGGACGTTTGAAGCGCCCTGACTTGGAGCAGAAGTTCTTTAACATCATCTGGAATAACTGGCTTGGCTTGGCTACGCCTGTACTCGCCAATATGGGCACGGACCGTGGACTGCCTATCTCTTGCTTCGGTATTGACGTAGGGGACAGCATTCAGGAGATTGGCTCCAAGAACCTTGAGATGATGCTGTTGGCTAAGCACGGAGGTGGTGTAGGCATTGGGATGAACCTGATTCGCCCTGCTGGCTCTCTTATCGCTAACGGAGAAGGTACTACAGATGGCGTGGTTCCCTTCTGTAAGATTTACGACAGCTCTATCCTTGCCACATCACAGGGCAACGTACGTAGAGGTGCTGCGTCTATCAACCTAAACATCGAGCACGATGATTTCTACGACTGGTTGGAAATCCGTGAGCCTAAGGGTGACGTTAACCGCCAGTCTCTGAACCTGCACCAGTGCGTGGTTGTCGGTGACAAGTTTATGCGAAAGTTGGAAGAGGGTGACGAAGATGCACGTAAGCGTTGGTCCAAGGTCTTACAGAAGCGTAAGTCTACAGGTGAGCCGTATGTTATGTACCGTGGCAACGTGAACAAGCAGAACCCTGAGATGTACAAGAAGAACGGGCTGAAGGTCTTTATGACCAACATCTGTTCCGAGATTACCCTGTACACGGATGAGGCGCACAGCTTCGTATGCTGTCTGTCTTCTATGAACCTGGCTAAGTATGACGAGTGGTGCAACACTGATGCTGTATACCTGTCTACGATGTTCTTAGATGGCGTTATGGAGGAGTTTATCCAGAAGGCTAAGGGTATGCGTGGCTTTGAGAATTCAGTGCGTTCTGCGGAGCGTGGACGTGCTCTGGGACTCGGTGTACTTGGGTGGCACACCTACCTGCAACAGCGTGGCCTTCCATTCGAGGGTATGGCTGCTGAGTTTGAGACAAGACGTGTGTTCTCGCACATCTCTATGGAAGCAGAGCGGGCAAGTCGTGATATGGCACGTACCTACGGAGAGCCTTTGTGGTGCCGAGGTTTCGGTATGCGTAACACGCACCTGACTGCCATCGCACCTACAGTGTCTAACTCAAAGCTGTCGGGTAATGTGTCTGCTGGCATTGAGCCTTGGGCTGCTAACGTGTTCACAGAGCAGTCTGCAAAGGGTACGTTCATCCGTAAGAACCCAGAGTTGGAGCGTGTGTTCAAGAAGATTGGACTCGGCAAAGAGGGATGGGACCAAATCCTTGCAGATGGTGGATCAGTCCAGGGCATTGCTGAACTTGATAACTGGGCCTTCGTTAGCGGTAAGTTGACACATATAAGTGACATCGGTCAGTTTGAAACTGCCGACAAGGTCAAGGATGTGTTCAAGACGTTTAAGGAAATCAACCAATTGGAACTGGTCCGCCTTGCTGCTGTACGGCAACGCTACATCAGCCAATCACAATCACTTAACCTTGCCTTCCCATCCGAGGCA